TCCCATAGTTCATTTCTCACAGAACGAGCTCTCTCCGCATTTAGTTTTGTCATTTCGTGATTTAATTTTTTTAATAATCTGTAATGTTCTTGTTCAAAAAAGCTTAAGAGTTCGTGACTCATCTTTCCACCTGGAGCAGTTCCTCCTTTAGGTAAAGTTACTAAAAAGTCCTCATACCGAGACATTAAATCATCTAAATATTTCTGTAATTCTTTAGCTGTACCTATATCATCTGTTGCACTAATAGCTTTAGTTGCCTCTTCTATCTCATCAATCATTTTTTTAAGAAAAGCAAAAGACTCAGGTGTACCTGGAGTTTCAGTTCCTGCAGCCAAATTAAACTGATTATCTAAAAATTTACCAGCAGTTTCATCCCATACTCTCTGCGTAGAAACTGCAGATCTATCAAGATACTTTTCAAGATCGTCTATAGCTTTAGTCTGCATAGCTATTTCTTCAGAACTAGCTCCTTTAGCTTTTAATTCTTTAAGCTTTGTTTTATATTTTTTTAAAAGTTCTTTATTAGGTAGATTAAAAAATGGTTCTACTCCTGGCAAAGATTTTTCTAAATCTAGAATATCATCTTTCCCAACAAGAGACCTTAATTTATGCGAACCTGCCCTTAATGTTGTACCTAAATTACCTATTACTGAACGAGCCCTAAATCCTAATAATATTTCTAATGCTGATAATTGATTAGTTAATTTTAAGACATGAGTTTGACGTTTAGCGATACCTTCTTTAAATAATCCAGTTCCTAATTCTTCTGATTTTTTAGAAAGCTTTTCTATAGCTTCATCGAAAACTTTCATCGCTTCTACTCTTTCTTTCTTAGAAGCTTTAGAACCATAAACCATAGCTTCAAAAGCTTTTCTCATATCTGAAACACCATTATCACCAGCTAAAGCAACTTTTTTAGAAATCATCCTTTCTGTCATAAGACGACCAAAGCCAACTCTAGAAGCTTCATCTGTTCCAGAAAATAATCTTATAAGCTCTCTTCGTGATTGATGTTTGAATATAGTAAACATATTTGATTTAAACTGAAAAGGCATATCCCCTTTATACAATCCATCCATATATACTCTTCTAAATTCATCTGTAGCTTTTCCTGTAAACTCAGTTCCCTTTTTTATATCTTTCTTAACAACATTTTTTAGTCGAGTTAAATTAGCATCACTGATACCATCGAAAATTTGTTTGACATCGTTGTAATCAAACAAACCTTCAAAATAATGTTCCTTAATTATTCTGTAGGTATCATCTATATACCTTTGACCTAAAGCACCTTTCATAAAACCATTAAGACCTGCTTTGGTCGCATACTGTGTAGTAGCTCTAGAAAGATTACCCCCAATACCTGGAGTGAAAAACCACACAGCGGGATCAAAGAGAGTCATCGTTGATAAATCAAACAGAGAACCTGCTAAAGTTCCCTCTAGACCCATAGCTTTTGAAGGACTATAATCTGCTTTTTTGATTTCTTTATGTAGCCCTTCCCAATCTTGTTCAAGTGCCAATGCTCTAGCATCATCATTATTCAAAATTAAAAAAGCACCTGAAGCAATTGATCCTGCAACATACTTATTCCACCAACCTAAATTATTGAGAACGACCTCTCCTAAGGTATCTTCAGAGTTAACAAGCTTTTTAATTCGTTCATCAAGCTCTACAAAACTTTGATGAGCTAAGATACCCATAGATTCAGCGAACTCTGGGCTATGTCCTAGCTGAAAACCGTGCCATATAGATGCAGCAAACATTCTATCCCCATCTGCTATTTCAAGTATCTCATTAGCCCATTCTGGATATTCTTGTTCTAACCTGGACCATTCTACGTTCTGAATATCTACTTTTACATTTTGCAGATCTCCATGTGCTTCAGAGAACATCTCATTTACTTGTTCCTGTTCGTGATTACTTTCATCAAATGGAATATTTATTAAATCTACAACTTTGATACCTAAAGAAAATCCCATATATATCCAAGCAAAAGGATTAATTATAGCTTTAGAAAATTCTTGTCGTTCTTCTGGTGTATAATCTACTCTTGATTCTTTATACATTTGATTTCTAGCAGCTTTAACTGTATCCATATCTCTGCCCATTTTATCCCAAACAGATTGCCAAAATCCGCTAGTTTCTTCTGGTTGAGATTCTACAGGTAGAACATTATTTTCTGCATTCTTCCAAGCTTCCGCTTGTGTCGCAAATGTACTTAGAGATTGTTCAAATCTTTCTTGTTTTAACTGATTATATGTAGCTTCAGCTCTGGCATCCCAATCAATTTCACTTACGTGTTTATATTCTCCTGTTTCTGGATCTAAAGATTCCCAATTACCAGTATCTACATTGAATTGAGGACCTTTACCTTCAGGGTAATCTAGAGCTTGTCCATTCCAAGCAAACGGTAAAGCATTCAAACTCATCCAACCTTTTGAACCTTCATCTTTATAACCAAATGTTTCAAACTCAGCTTGATTTCTTAAGTCTTGATCTACATACTCTTGTGAATATTGAGCATGTGAAATTTCTCCAACCCAATCTTTTAAATCAGGAAATAACTCTTCTAATCTATGAGCAGTTTCTTGATCTGTATCTAAAAGAAATTCTGTAGGAAGTAAATGTCCATAATTTAAAATAATTGACTCTCTGCTCTCTATATAAGCATCAGCATCTGGATTACCTGTATCTGGTTTTTTAAAAAAGTTTTTGTAGTCTTTAGGTTCTTTTAAATAAGAAAGAATCTCTTCGAAATTTCTTTCTTTTTCTGTATATTTATATTCTGGTACAGGTTCATTTTGATTCTCCTCACTTGTCATTATCTAACTTACTAACCATTTTATGAGCTAGCACCTTTCTAATGACACTAGAAGCCATAGCTTTAACCAATGGAATATCTGATTGCATCATATCCATAGCTTTATGTATCAAAAGTTTTTGCTCTTGAAGTGCTTGACTATTAAATTTTGGTGGAGGACCTTGACCTAAACCAAAATCTAAACCTTCAGAAGGAATATTATTTAAAGCAGGTCCATTAGTAATATAATCTTGTACGCCTTGAAGTTGTAAAGAAGGTTCCTCATTAAGAGAAGGAGCTGGAGAAACTGCATCCACAGGAGGAGTATCCCCTTCGAATCCTAAAGAAACACCACCAACGTCTGCTAAATTTTCTATGTCTCCCTTACTAGAACCAAGTCCTACATCTGTAATTTGAGATGGACCATCATATCCATTTGCCATTTTAGCCTCCTATTCCTAATGCTCCTAAAGAAGGTAGACTTGCTGCTTCAGGTGGTAGACCTCCTTCTGGTGGTAATCCACCTGGACCAGGTAAACCTGGTTCAGGCATTGGAGCTTCTTGGTTTAAATTTTCTAACAACTCATCAACTATTTCATTCAAATCTTTATTTTCTTTACCCATAGATTGAAGTAATTGAGCAGCTATCTGAACGTTACCTTGCGCAGCTTGTTGATAAATTCCTTCCATTAAAGAGTCAGTAACCCTTTGTCGTACAATTCTAACTTCCTCTCTTGTTGGGTCTTCTAAGAAATCCATTTCGTCTCTTGCAGTTTCTCTTGAAATCAAATTTTGATTCAAGTTCATAGAAAGTCTCATCTCTCTATTAGCAGGATCTGTTCCTGCGCCTATACCATAACGAACATTATTTTCGTAATGTCCTCCAATATCTCTTGAAGGAATAAAAATTTCTGGTTTCTTTTTATCTGCAGCATCTCCGTGAATTGTTTTCTCTCCGTCACAATACTTCTCATCGAAAGCTAGAAGTATCTCAGTTCCTTTTTCTAAGAAAGTTTCAAATTGTTTATGCGCTAAAGCAAGTCGAGCATCAATTTGTCCCATTGAAGCTTGTATACCAGAAGCAGAAACAATACTTGCTCCTGGATCACCACTAAGTTGACCAGGGAAAGATGCTTGAGCACGAGCTTCAGAAGCTAATCTTCCAATTAAATCTTTAGCATCAAAATGAGAACGAGATTGCATTCTCTCCATTCTTGCTTCAGGACTTCTTCCGTGTATCACAGCTCCAGGACCGAAGTCATCTGGATTCATAACATCATATTCGAACACTGGTGGATAGACCTCTTCTTCAGAACTTGTTATTGTAAGAGTCATTAACCTATGCATTGTCCTTAGTATGTGTCGTGTCTGATCAAAAATTCCTCTCGGTTGACCATCAAAAGATGGAACTGAGACTTCAACAACAGGAACTTTGCCAAGTTTATTTTCTTCTTGAGTTAAAATAATACCTGTTCTTTTCTGCATTCCTTTTCTTGAAGCATCAGCAATCATATGAACATATTTATCTGGATAAAACCAGAACCATTCCTCAACCTCTGTAATCTTTGGATCAAGAATTCCTCTAGCAACTGGATATTGTTTTAAAATAACATCAGTAGAAACTCTTTTAGCAACTAATAGCTCAATAATATTTCCCTTAGTATCTTTAATTGGATAACAATATCTAGGGTCTAATCTTTGTAAATAAGGATCCCTATCTTTTGGATCTTTTGAAAAATCTGACCAGACACCGCAGTACGCAGCGCCAGCGCCTGAATAATCTCCCCACCATTGAGCCATTAACTCATTGATGTTAGAACCTGACCATAGTTCATTAATTCGTCTTTCTCTTTTTCTAGCAGCCCTTTCGCCACCTTTTAAATCTTTATTTACAGGGACAGGGACTCTAACTGATGGGATTACTGCACCACCAATAGCAGACCAGTGATGAATACCCATTTCAATAATATTTGCTACGGAAGGTGCTTCAGCAGTAGCTGTCAAATTTTGCCAAAGCATATGCCACTCTCCATTAACAATGGAGGTTACTTCTTTAACTCTTTCTTTCCACTCTCTATGTGTTTCAATTAATTGATTTCTTCTATCCCAGAAACCCTGTGCTGGAGACAAATTTCTAGAACCTGAATTAGCAGACTCTAAAGGTGTTCCAAAATTTAATTCTCTACTCATTTCTTCCTTGCGAACATTCTATCCCTTATAAT